CGAGCCTCATGACGGTCAGAAGCTATGGAACCGGCGTCACGTTTCAAAATAATTGCGTGGTAGCTGAAAGTCACACTGCGGCAAGTATAGACATAAGAAACTCTACCAATGTGATGGTGTCTGGAAATACACTTGTTAGCGGAAGCACGCAGCCGATTAGCATTGACTCATGCACTGATACGAGAATGGTTGGTAACGTAACCAATTCTGATGGGCGATATATTCACTATCACGACTATGAATCTGGAGAGTGGGTGACAAACATCAACAACCAGACAGCCGCAAGGTCGTTTGTGTTTTACAATTCTGACACGACTTTGTCTGACGGAGAGTTGATCGCTGCGCTTGCATGCCGACAGAACGATTCATCGTTTCCAAACGGTCTTCATGGGTCACTAGAATTTAGGGCAGAGGGATCGGCTGGAAGCACCGGCATAAGAATTTGCACTGGTAGTGGCGTATCTCCCAACGTCGAAAGGGTGAGGGTTACATCTGGCGGCGCCATGGGCATCGGAATCACGCCAACCAGCAAGCTCCACGTTGACGGCGACCTCACCGTCTCCAACGCCACGACCGCGACAACGGCCACAGCGGGAGCGCGAACATTGCCCGCAAATCCCGAAGATTTTCTTGTCGTTTCAATCAACGGCACCAGCCGCAAAATTCCTTACTACGCAACATGATCGACAGCACGCAGACAACCGAAACAACGGTGACGGCCACGTTCAGAAACGGAACGGCCAGCCGCACCATAAGCTTTGACCGTGCCCGCTACGAGAACAACGGGGCAACGCCAAACTACGAGGCCATGATTGAAGAAGAGCACGCCGCATGGTTGGCGTGGCTGGGAGAACAACCCGCCTAAATGCCACTCCAATCTCCAACCGCCCGTGACGGCGACGCAGGATTCCTCGGCTTTGCCAGCCGGCTGAATCCCGTGGCCCTGCCTGCCGGCGTGCTCCAGCTCTCGGAGAACATGCGGTTGGATCGAGGGACAGCCAAGACGCGCAAGGGGGCGAAGCGGTTGGCTGATGACATCCTGACGCCGTCTGAGCCGATTACTTTGGACTTCACCTTTGGCGTAACGCTCCCGGTGAATCTGAACTTCTATATCCCCAGCGATCCAGACGGCCTCATCCTGCGCGACAGCTACGATGGCGGCATCTTCGCAAGCTGCGTCTACCGCTCGCCGCTCTACAACGTTCCGGGAGAAAGCATCATTCTGGCGGGAAGCGACCGAGCGTTTATCTGGCGAGACACAACGCAGGACTACCTGACGGACAATGACGGGAACCTTGTCACCGACCATGGCGTCGACCCGATTCGCGTGACCATGCTGCAAACCGAACTGCTGTATCCAAGCGGAGAGACCATCGAGGCAACCGATACGGTGTCGCTCGTCCAGGCATTTGACCGCGTGTATCTGTTGCGCGAAGCCAGCCAGCTCGTTGCTGGATGGACGCCGCTATCGGCCACAGTCTCGGTGTCCGGCACTACGGCGACCGTAAGCAGTTCCGGTCACGGCTACTCGGCCGGAATGCGGGTGCGCATCGAGGGATCTTCTGTGGCTGGGCTCAATGGGCATGAGTTCGACATTGTCACGGCCGCAGCCAACAGCTTCACGATCACTGTTCCAAGCGGCACGGCCTCGGACTTGGCGGCGGGCATTACGGTGCGCAGGACAAAGCCGCCCCTGTATTGGGACGGGCAGCAATCGACCAACTTCGTCAAAAGCCCCGGTGGCGTTCCGGCGGAAGGGCCGACCTACAAGCGGATGCGCTCGGTCGGATGGGGCGTGTATGTGAACAACCGCTTTGTCGTGCCCGACGGTCCCGACACGGTGGCGCTGTCGGATTTTCTTGAGCCGAATCTTTTCGATCCTTACTGGCAGTCGTTCCGCGCCAACCAAGGCAGCAATGACAGCCTCGTCGCGGTGCATCCATGGGTGGACGGCACGTTCTTGGTCTTCATGCGCAAGTCGATCTGGTTGGCGCAGGTCAACCAAGCATTCAATTCCAGCGGAGAAGCAGGAGCGGTGGACACGGCTATCAGCAGGCTTGAGCTGTTGACTGATGAGGTCGGCTGCGCGGCCCGCCAAAGCATCCAGACGGCGGGCCAGTTCGTCTATTTCCTCTCGGATGCCGGCGTCTATCGCCTCGATGCGCGCTTGGATCTGAAGCTGCGCGGCGACACCAAGCCACTGTCCGACGCGATCAGCGATCAGTTTGCCCGGATCAACTGGGCGGCGGCGCACAATGCGGTCGGTCTCTGGTATGACAACCGATACTATGTCGCCATCCCGCAGGACGGCTACGAGGAGAACGTGGCGCTCTTGATTTACTCGGCGCTCAATGACGCTTGGGAGACGAAAGATTTCTACGGATTCGGCGTCGATAATCTTCTGGTAAGTAATTACCAAGGGCAGCGCCGACTCTTCATCCCCAACCGCGCCGGCAAGCTCTTCCTCATGGACGAGCAGGAAACCGGCGACGACAAGCCGAGTGCGCTGGCCGGCGGCGTTACTCCGGTTCCCGGCAAGATCAAGACCCGCCGGTTCGGCTTTGAGTCGATGGGCACCAAGCGGTTCAACCGCGTGCTGGCCGACGTGGTCTTGCCGGACACGGCGCAGATCCGCGTGACAGCCGACACCTACAACCCCGACAAGACCGAGGAGCTGGTGCCGGGGCTGACCAACATGACCGGAACCGAGGAAGACTATGCGCTGAAACTTCCGATCCGGCGCAAGGCACATTTTTGCGACATCACGATTGAAACACTGGCCGGACGGCCGGAGATCCGCACCCTCTCGATGGAGGCTGCCGGACCTTCGCTACCGCCGACCGATACGAGGACAGCAGCATAACTATGGCAACATTATCCAAAGGGCATAACTTCAGCGGCGGTGACGAGGTCACGGCAACCAAGCTGAACAATCTGGTCGATCTGGCCGCGGTCACAAACATTGTCAATGCCGACGTATCGGCGAGCGCGGCGATTGCCTTGAGCAAGCTGGCCACGGGCGCCTTGCCAACCGGCATAACGGTGGCTTCGGCGAATCTGGTGGACGGCACGATTGTGGACGCAGACATCAATGCCTCGGCCGCCATCGCCGGAACGAAGGTCGCGCCGGACTTCGGCAGCCAGAACGTAGTGACGACCGGCACGCTGGGCGCTGGGGCCACAACGGTCGGAACGCTGGCAGCCGCAGCAACGACCCTCTCGGGCAGTCTGACGCTAGGCAATAACGACGTGGTGGCCGGAACCGGCGCGGGCACCAAGATCGCCACGGCGACCAGCCAAAAGCTCGGATTCTACAACGCAACGCCCATCGTTCAGCCGGCGGCGGCCAATCAAGCTGCGCTCACCAATAGCACCGGCGGCACGGCAGACGGCACGCTCGCCGCAGTAAGCGGGACGGGCGACGACACCGACATCAACAACAACTTCACCGAGCTGCATGTGCTTCTCAACGAGATCCGCACGGCGCTGGTCAACCTCGGACTAATCAAGGGAGCGGCTTAATATGGCAACGACAACGCCTGGATACACATGGGTCTCGGGAGAGACGGTGACGGTTAGCAAGATGAACTCGGCGGCAGCGCCAACCATCAGCGCCATCGTCAATGCGGACATTGCCAGCGGCGCAGCCATTGCCTTGAGCAAGTTGGCAACCGGCGCTCTTCCAGCGGCAATCACCGTGGCGGATGCCAACATGGTGAGCGTGGCAGGGACAAAGGTGTCGCCAAACTTCGGCGCGCAAAACGTAGTGACAACCGGAGACGGCGCCTTCGGCACGGCCAGCCCCGACGCCAATGCTGCACTTACCGTGACCAGCACGACGAAGGGATTCCTCCCGCCGCGCATGACCGGCACTCAGCGGGACGCCATCTCGGCGCCCCCGGCTGGCCTAATGATTTACAATTCGACAACGAACAAACTGCAAGTGCGCACCAATGCGGCTTGGGTGGATCTGCACTAATGCTTCCATGGCAAATCGCAAAAGCATGGCAAGACGAGCACGACGCGACAACGGACTTCTGGACGTTGCTCGGCGAGCATCTGTCGGCGGGCTACGTCTGGAACAGCCCGAAGGTCTTCTTACTGGCCAGCGAGACCCGCTGGAATGCGGAGGAGCAAACCTTTGAAAGCGGCGATCCCAACTGCTGGTTCGTTCGCCTGGCTGCTTCTGCTGGTCACACAAACCCTGTTGGCGAGTTTCTGCGCGTGGCGCCTCGGCCGCACCAATATGTCGCATGGTATCGGCGCCAACAATTTGAACCACGGATTTACCGCTGGGATAAACTAATCAAGAAAACAGGAGGATAATTATATGGGTGGATCACCAAGCATGCCAGCACCGCAGCCGCTACCGCCGGCGCCAGCACCAATCGACTATGATAAGATGGCCGCTGCGTCTATTCGCGTGGCCAAGGCTCAGAGCGCCGAACAGGAAGCATCGATCAAGCGGCTGTATCCAGAATACACCAAGCTGCAATTTCAGACGGCCGACCAACTTGCAAGTAGGCTGAACAACGATTACCTCGCCCGCACTCGCGGCGTTGTCGGCGAGGAGTTGACGGCGGCGAGCACGCCTAATGCCATTGAGGCGCGGCTGATGCAGGACGCGGAGTCGGAGCTGGCTTTGGGCCGGGCACTGAGCCCCGAGCAGATGCGCGAGGCGACTCAGTCGGCGCGTGCGGCCATGGCAGCGCGGGGATTGGCAACAGGAAACGCCGCAGTGGGTGCGGAGATTCTGAACCGGGATGCCTATGCAACGGCACGGCAGGACCAGCGGCGCGGGTTTGCGGCGGGCGTCAATCAAATGGACCTTGCCCGCAGGCAGCGGCGCGTTGGTCTGGCCGGCGCTTACGGCGACCTTGATCCGTTTCGTCAGGCGATTGGACCAGCGTTCGGGCTGGGCTCGCAGACCTTGTCCACAACGACCGGGCAAGTGAACAGCATCTTCGGCGGCTCACTGCAACAGGCGGGCAACGTCGAGAGCTTCAACACGAACATGGCAGCCAGCCGATACAACTCGGTGATGAATAACAATGCCGCTCTGCAAAGCGCAGGCATGCAGGCGGGCGCCGCTGGACAAGCTGGTATGATGGGCATGATCGGCTCGGGCGTGGGCGCGGCCGTGGGTATCGGCGCTATCGCAATCTAATGGATCTAATCAAAGAGACTTGTCGCAGGGTGGAGCGTTGGCTGGACCAATGCGCCAACCCTGTCGTCCTCTGGAGTGGAGGCAAGGACAGCACGGCGATGCTGCACCTCATCCGCTACGAGGTCGGCGTCAAGCTGCCGGTCATCCAGTGGCGCGAGCCTCGGTTCCGCAGCCGCTACGCGCACAGCGACCGGCTGGCCAATGCGTGGGACTTGGAGATGCATGACTACGCTCCGCTCGACTACATGCTGACGGACGGCTTCGACATTGAGACCGGCGCCCCGCGCTTTGACTTCGTGAAGCTCTACCAATTCGGACAAAAGGCGCTCGCCCTCTGCCTCGGCACCGAGGAGCCCAAGCCCGAAGAGCTGGCCAGCGGGCGCTACCTGTGCGGACTGGACGCTTTGCGCCGGCCGACCGGGACGTTTGCCTTCCCTTGGGATGCCGCCTTCCATGGCCAGAAGAGCGCCGACGTGGATCTCATTAAGGGCGCCGTGCCGCTGGCGCAGGACGCCTTGGTTCAGGCCGGTGTGCCGACTCAATACTATCCTATGCGCCATTGGAGCGATGCCGATGTGTGGGCCTACTTGGAGGCGGCGAACGTGCCCAACGACGACACTCGCTACGAGAAGGTCGGCGGGACGTGGCAGCACAAGACGGACAAGGCGAACAACTCGGACTACTACCCAGTCTGCTGGAACTGCGTGAACCGCCACCTCGGCGACACCGTCTATTGCCCAAAACAATCATGCGAGACGAACAACATCAGTCACCTAGCACCCTATGTGGACCTGACGAGCGAGGCGCAGGGCTTCCGCCCGACGTGGAGCAATACGACTGTCAACGGTGTGGCGCATGCTGCTCTCACAAGTGGAGCTGGCCAA